AGACTGAGTAACGACCTATTAAAGCCAAATTATCCCCACGCGAAATCTAGGTGACCGAAGAAGGCCGAGTTAACCGGCGTCGCGGCACCATGATAAATCATCCAATAAAGAGCGGCTCCGTCATAGATTCTAGGCAATCCACCAGGGATCTGAGAGAAAAACTCTCTCTCTGAGGCCACACCTATTGTTGTCATTGGCATAGAGATTAAAGGTTTACAGATACCGATCGAAAATTCACCAGATACATACGAGACCGAGATCTGAACGTTATCCACTTTCGCAATCCCTGAATCGGGCGCTTGAAACGGCATAAACGGCCCATATTTACCTGCACCAGTTCCAGAATATAGAACGAGTCCGTTCGCTGCCGCAGTCTTGCCTACAGGTAAGACCGTGGGAGTCGCGCGTCCAGTGGCTTGCTCGCTATTCGTATAAGCGGGAAAGCTTAAGCTCGGAGTCGCGGCGCCAAGAGGCGTAGCATTGTTCGCCCACATAAACGCTTTAAGACCTGCACCTGAAGTGTAGCGGGGATAAAGAGTATTGATCGTATGAGTGCCCGTCCCCGCGTCAGTAATATTCACTGCAGTTCCGGCTACAGCGTTCGCATAAGAAGTCGCGAACTGAATCGTCGTGTCCGTGACCTTGATAATGTAGTAATCGGTCGCGAGAGAGAGTCCACCAGGGAGGGTGGTGGTCGTCGTGAGCTGACACCGAGTGTAGGGCAGAAGATTTATGTTTGAGTGTGTGCAGATATCAGTCGAAGCGTCAGCCGTGAACGTACTAAACGCGGCCAAAGTGTTCGTCATCGCCTGAGATGTGATGGTCGTCGTCGACGTGACTCGATAGTAACCAACTAAATCGACAAGCATTAGGATCGACGGCTGAGTTGTTACAGCCGCACTGAAGGCCGAACCGTTCGCGATATATTTATAGTCAGGGCTTACCGCCCCTCCGGTTTGAATCGAGCTCGCGTTGGTTGTAGAATCGGTCACAGGAACAAACGTTAAGTTAGTGCCTGTATTAAATAGCGCGTCTGCTCCAGGGTTACCAGCACCTCTAGCTAAGAACGACCATTCCCCCGCAACTGCTGCGGTTGTGGGCAGCATGTTTTTGTTCCAGTCCTGGCGGTAGGTCTTACCTTGTTCCGTCGTCTTTTGAATGAAATCGTCGTAGCTACTAAAACCTGCCATATTCCCCTCAGTTCCAAACTGTTTCTATTTCGCCGTAGAATCCAACCCCTGAGAGCGATCCTCTAGGCAGAGCTATTAAACCTAAAAATGCATCGTCATATATTCTTGGCAATTGAGACTGATTAGAAAGACCGACTACCTCGACCGGTGCGGTCTGCTCTAAGAGAGCGCTCGTTAAGAGCGGCTTAACTAAGACTAGGGCAAAAAGTCCCACGTCAGTCGTAGCTGGAAACTTTACGCTCTCGACCGATCGAACGCCTGTGTCACCAGACTGAAGTCCTATGAACGGACCACTAGAGATCGCAGAGCCTACGGAACTTGTAAGTATCGATCCGTTAGCGATGGCCGCGTTCATCTGCTGAGTCTGACTTGTTCTTCCTGCGACTCCATCTGAATTCGTGTAGCTAACTGTGAAGGTCGGAAGTGTTCCTGAGTTCGGAGCAACGCTCACCGCCATCATCTGCACGCCCTTACCGTCGACCCAGCGAGGAAGCGTCACGCTATTCGTCATCAGTTGCTCATCATTCGTGCCCGTGTCGACGAAAGGATAATAGAGCAGGTAATCGCACAAGATAAACGGCATCGGAAGTCCGGTTGCCGAGTTGCTCAAGATCAAGAACCTGTTCGCGTATTTATATGAAGGCGAAACGTCGGGCCCATGGTTAAACCCGCCATCGGTCGACTTCTTCATCTGCTGAGCCACGAGAGGACTTGCTGCATAATATTGAGGATTGGGATTACCAGGGCTAAGGCTTAAGTCGAACCATATGCCTGCGGTTGTAACCTGAGACGGAGTCTTCCTAAACGAAGAGTAATGCGAATCGCCCGCAACTACTGACCCCGCATAATCCCCAAGGCTATTAAAACCAGCCAATGATCTATCCCTTAATCTAGAGTGAAGACCAGGTCGCCCGCGCTAAACTGCGGCTGGTTCCCGGTTACGATCGTCTGTGAAGCGTTCAAGGCTCCCGAGGCAATGATCGTTCCAGCTCCACTCGAAGTGGTGACAATGGCCACATGGGTCACGGTCGATGAACCACCAGTTGAGATCGGAAACTGAACCAACGCCGCATTTTCTACAGTCGCACCAGAGACGGTAAAGCCAGTCGCGCGATCAACGGCTACTCGAGCATAGCTCGTGTATGCGGTTTCGTTTGTTGGGGCCGAGCCGCCTTCTCCCGGGTCTGCTGTGTAAAGAGCTAACCAAAGGTCAGTGTTTCCATTCCAGGAGACGTCTGTACCTACGAATATGTATGTGTTGATCGCTGTTTCAGCGGTATTTGAAAAGCTCATTTAAGCCTCGCTAATGATCTGTTTTAATTTAGTAATCTTATTCGCCCAAGAAGCCTTAAGAGCCTGAGCGGCATCGAGTTCCTGCTTCATTTTAAAGCGAAGAACTTCTAATTCGTCTTCTGTCGCCTTAATACCTTTCAGCATGGACTCAGCCGCTTGCTTAGAGCTCGACTCGATCACTCGAGCGTTAGCTAAGAGCTCGGCTGCGTGATCCTGCTTACTCTTAATGTCTTGATCGATCTCTTTCGCTTCTTTAAGCGCCTTCTCGGCCTGATCTTTTAGAAGAGAAAGACGCTCGCGCTCGAGCTTGACCGAGGCCGAAAGCTCTTTCAGCTCTTCGATCTTCTTCTCGTTCTCTCTTAAACCTTGAGCTATCTCTGACTTCGTCTTCTCGCTCTTCGAGAGGAAGTCTTGAGCCTTCTTGTCATCTTTTAAAAGCGAAAGGACGTCCATTATAGAGCCCGCATCGGGAGGGATTGAAGCGTTCATTTAGTTTTCCTTTTATGTATTTGTAATGACGGCGATCTTCATACCACCGCGCACGCCAAAAAATTCAGTTTGGTTCGCCGCAAGCCTAGTCTCGGTCGTCACAGCTGTAGGATTAGTCCCGATCTTAATCGAGCAGATCGCGTCAGTGTGAACTCGGATAAATCTAGTACTGTCATTGAAGGCGCTCGACTGAAGAGAGCCGCCACCGATGGCTACTGTCTGATAAGCGATCGCGGGTTCGTTACCTACGACGATCACCTTACCGTCAGCGTCTAAGGGCTGATATTTATATTCAGAAACGTAAACTGTAGCCATCTAGATAAGTCCCCCATGTTCAATCTGCTCCTGAACTTCAGGAGAGCCCCGGATGAGTTTACCCTCAGCCAGATATTTTTCGTCAAGTACCGTGGATAAGACGTAGCCTATCACATCGAGTTCTGCATAGCGCGTACCGATCAATAAATACTCGCCGCTCGGATTAAGAATGTTCAAGTTGTATTTGAAATGATCGATCACTTTCTGGCACTTCTCCGCGGTATCTGAATTTGACGCAGAGTTATAATCGTCACCGATGATGAGATCATAGTGCTGACCAACTTTAGTCGTACCGATACCGCCGACTGTGATCGAGGCTTCCTTACGGTTACGAGTTCGAGAATTAAGTATGATCTCGCCTTCGTCCCACTTATTCCCGACTAGATTGCCGAAGACTGAGATGAAGCGCTTCGAGGCTAGGTGGCCCTTGATCTCTCGAAGTAAGTTCTTCGAGTTCGTATAGAGTTCGGAGTCGAGAAGGATGGTTAGATCTGGATCTCTAAGCAGCCGCCAGATCGGGTAGGCTACAGAGCCGAGTGAGCTCTTGAAACTACCTCGAGGCATGACGATCAGTTTCTTAGTGGCGGTGGACTCTAAGGTCTTAGTGCACTCGCCGTGAACGGACCACTCGAGATCTTTATAGCCTAGGATGTGTTTTGCGAAGCAGAAGAAGTCTTTAAGGGCTAGTTTGCGGATAGCCTCTCGCCCTGCGATCCCTCGATCCTCAGGCTGAAGCTTAGATAAATGGTCTGGAAATTCACTTAACGAAATGCTCGGCAATCTTCATCAACCCTACGATCACTATCGTAGCCCCACTTGCCATCCATGTAAGCCGGTCGAATCTAGTTAGTCTATCGTTTACAGCTCCGAACCGGCTGTTCACATCTTCTTCCAGGTGATTATTCTGATCCTTTAAGTCTTTAATCTCGCGCAGCATGTCGAGCTTAAGGCTCGCGAGCGTCTGGTTCTGGTCATCGAAGCGCTTGTTGATCAAGTCCACCAAACAATTATCGTCCATCAGACTAGGATCTCCTTTCGGGTCTTGTGAGAGATCTGAGCGCCTATCCCTGAGTCGTCTATGTATAGCTCGAAGACTTGCGCGCAGACTGGGCACATGAGCCAGCTAAGCTTCCAACTTCGGATGGCCATTTCACAGCTCGTCAGATGCATATTGTCGAATTGTTCTTCTGACGAAGGACCTAAGCTTCTTGTCGTTAGTTTATCTCTTGGTACTAGGATCGAGTGCTTAGCCTTTGCGCTCATTAACTTTAGTATCGATGAGCGCGTTGAGGAGTTCCATCGTTTCTTTAAGCTCACTGGACCGCGCTTCAGTATTTAGATTGGCATTTACGTTGATCGTGTTCTGATCAATGAACTGTCGGCTCGTATCGATCTGTCCAACCGTGATCTTGCCAAGCCAAATAAGCATCGAGACATTGCCGGACATGGCAACTTCATATTGCTTTCGCTTCAAGCTCATCTTCCCAGTCTCTCGACCTTCCTTTATAGCTTGTGCAAAACGTCTAGTTAATGTCGACTCATCGCAGCCAAGAACTGCGGCCATCTCAGCATAGGAACAGTTAATTCCGGCTAGACTTCTTACTTGCTTTTCGTCGATCTCTTTTAATGGTCGTCCGCCCAGATTCTTCTCCGGTTTCGTCTCCGACTCTTTTCGCTTCTTTGCCAGTGTATTTCTCCCAGCGCGTGAGAATCACGTCGCAGTAGTGTGGATCTAGTTCCATCATAAAGCATTTTCGATTGGTCTTCTCGCAGGCGATGAGTGTGGTTCCGCTTCCACCAAACGGCTCAAGAACGGACTTGTCCGAGAAAT